GGTTGATTAGACGGAATAAATGGCAGTGTAGGCCACGCACCAGCGGCTTTAGGCCCCCAAGTTAGCCCCGTCGCGCTGCTCAAGTAGTAGTCTCCGTTAGAGCCTGTGCCAGACGCCGGGGGGCTTGCCGTGCCGCTGATGAGAACGCCCGTGCCACCTGTGGTCAGGTCCGTATCCGCGACCCAGGCAGAGCCGTTGTACTTGAGCACTTGCCCCGCAGTCGCATTAGTCGGCAGCGGGTCCAGCGTATCAATGCTGGTTTGCACTTGCTCGAAATAGCCTTCAATACGCTCCAAAACCTCCTTCATCCATACCCCGAACATCGAGCGGTTGATGTTCTTAAAAACGTCAAAAGCCATCAGGAACGCCCCTTTGTGATTTCTTTCCTTGTAGCAAGCCCAAAATTACCCCACATTGCATAGACTTTCACAGCTTCGGGGGGCGTTATGTTCTGGTGGCTTGCCGCAGGATTTGTTGCTTCACCGTTCCTGATTGCCGGTGTCTGCTGGATTGCATCCGCAATCATTTCCAAGCCCAGTGTGTGCGCGCGCTTAGGCCATGAGTTACACATGGACCGCCGCCCGGAGAACTTCGGCGGTGCGTACTGCACCATCTGCAACACCGAATTCCCCGTCACGGATAAGTCCCCGAGTAATACGTCGTGCAGTTCGCTCGAATCGCGTTGAACTGCGCGGTCGAAAGCGCAGAGTTCCACCAATAGAATTCTGCGTAGGTGCTTCCGGTGTCTCCGGAAAGCACGGCGTACTGGTTTGCCGCCATTGCCGTTGCAAGCGATCCGGTTGCCAGCGCAGCGCCTTCGCTGTTGCGCCAGATTTGGATGGTCGACCCGCTGCGAAAGCCCGCGTACACGCGAACGGTTGATCCAGGCGCATTAACACCGTCTGCGGTCTGCACCGTGGTCGCGTCTATGTCTACCCGCAGGCGCGTCGTCGGGGAGACTGAATAAGCCTGCAAACCGTTTGTGCTCAGTCGGTAAAAGTCCCGAGAGAACGTGGCAGTCGTCCCGATCATCACGATCAGGTAAGTAAAGTCGCCCTGCGCGCCGTGCAGATTTGCGGCAACCGTTCCGCCCGTAGTTACCGTTTGCAGGCCAAAGTCCGCCGTTTGAGGCTTGCACCCCGGCCGCGTGCCGATGGTGTTGATTGCTCCGGCTTGCACGATCCACGGTTGCCGCGCTACCGTTGCGTTGTAGCCGTCCAGTGTCCCGACCTGACCATAGGCGCGCACGATGGAGCCTGTATCCGCCCCGCCCGAGCCCGTATGCGCCAGCAGCGCCGTCGTGTTCAGTACGTTGCTGCCGTCGTAGCCGATGTCCGCCTCGGTTGCCGAAGCGTTGCGCACGCGAATCAGGCTTCCGGTGTAACTCGCAGTCAGACGCCGGGCCGTGCTGATTGCCATATCCGGCGTGGCAATTCCGTCCAGCGGAAACGAGGACGTGCTAACCCCTAAAGCCGTGGCAACAGCCTGCGTCATCGCCACATGTCCGCCAGGACGCTGATCCGCAGCCTTCACCACCTCGAAATTGTGGCCCCGCCCGAAATCAACGCCGACACGGTGCATAGTCCCGCTACCGTCGCCATCGGAGACGATGCGAACAGGGATTTTTCCGCTCATGTGGCCCTCACATCAGAAGCAACAAGGCTTCTTCGTCATCTTCAACGGCACCGCGAATAGCGGCGATCTGCGGGCGGTACATGACCGGCGCAACCTGTTCAAGCGTGCGCAAATCCCGAAGTGCTGCTTTGAGGCTCCATTCGCCCGTGCTGGATAGGAGCGCGATCTGCTCGGCAATGCGCACCGTATCGCCAGGGTCAAGCGTCTCCGGCAGTCGGCGCTGTTTTTTCGCTGTGCGGACGACCTCGCGGACCTCGGCGGGCTCGTAGTAGTACCGTTGCCGCTTGCGGGATGACGACCCTCCCCCGCCACTGCTGCTACTAGGCGCGGGCGCTGGCGCGGGTCCAACCGCCGCTTCTCCGCTAAAGAAGAAGGCATATAGATGCACAACTAGGCGTGCAGCCCAAAGCCGGTCACGTCCGCAAGAGTGACGGCAGTGTTATTCGTCAGCCCTGCGCCGCCAGTAATCATCACGGTAATGCCCGTCGAAAACGCTGCGCCGCCCTCTTGCCGAAACTCCAATCGCCCGCCCGCAGGAATGCCAATCTCAGTAAGTGCAGAGGTAACCCCCGGCGTCACGCTTGCGCTGGCCAGGTTGAAAATCTTGAGCCAGCGAGTCGAGCCGGAAGTGTTAAACAGGTTCAGCCCGACCAAGCGACCCGCGCCGGACTTAAGCTGCTGTGCGGCAGGCGTTGCGGGGCAGTTGATGTTGGTAAGCGTGGCAGCGCCCGTTGCATTCGCCCGGTACTGGACGCCAACGTCGGCAGCGAGGTTAGTGCCTGCCGCCAGAACCGGCGTATTGGTTGCCAGCGACACCGGCACCGTTCCCTGCGTCTGCACCGGGATCGGATTGGCAGCGCCTACCGCCCGCGCGCCCTGAATGTAGACCGGCGTATTGGCGTACTTTTCGACAGCGCAAAACGAGATAGTCCACGTCGTTGCCGTTGGGGCTGACGTGTTGTTGTACGACCAGATGAACAGGTGCAAATGCTGGTTATCGTCCGGCAGGTTTTCGTACCGAAATGCGCGCTGCGTGACCGTCGGAGCCGTGCCAGATGCCCGCAGCGTGTCGTGCCAGAAGCACTCGCGGCCGGTCAGTTCCATGTGAACGATGGTGCCCGGCGAGGCTGTCGTGTTGATCGTCGCCGTAGTGTCCGCCTCTGCCCATCCGCGCCGCTGCGTGGTGACCAGCGCGCTAGTCGCCGTCGTGCCGGTGAAATGCACCTTTGCGAACGAGTGCCCGAACAGGGTTGCCGTACAGCTTCCGCTTGCAGGCCAGCCCGAAACGGTCAGGTTGATGCTCACGCCTGCGACGACGGACGCGATCGCGTACCTGCCTGGAATACCCGCCGCACCCACGATGCCGCCGACGTACATGAACTGCCCGACCGACTGCGAGGTAAACGTGTGGCCGGCCAAGGCTACCGTGATACTGGTCGCGCTGTTGATCGTTACCGCCAGACCTTCGCCGATCAGGTCGGCAAGCATCACCAGGAAGTTGTTATTCGTGTTCCGCTGGCTCAGTACGGTAGACACCCGCATCCGCATTGAGCCTTCCCACGACTCAACTGAGCGTGTCAGAAACTCCTGATTGGTCGTCGTGCCTGCGGTGATCGCAAGCGCGCCCGCTGCCTGCGAGTAGCCCACGCCCGTGCCAACAATCGGCGTCGTGAACTGCGGCGAAATAACCGACGCGCCGACCTCGGAAAACGACACGTTGAAGATGTATTGCCCAACCGGGCGCACCGGAATGGCCGGCTCGTCGTTGTGCGGCACCGTCGTTGCCAGCGTCGGCAGCTTGGCACTGATCGCCGCTGCGGTCGTCTCGGTTGCGGCACCCGTGGGCAGCGGCAGCGACGGGGCGCTGATCGGCACGGCAGAGGCGCGCAATTGAGTATCAGTTAGCGGCCCTGTAACTGCAATCGAGCCGGATACGCCGACCGTGCCTGTAACCGGCAGCGGGTTCGCCGCCGACACGTCGCCATCGTTGACGCCATCTGCGCCGATGATCATCTTGTGGCGCGGATACTGAACTCCGCCGATGTCGTCCGTGGCAAAGACTGCGCCGCCGACGCCAGGGTTTGCTGTGACGTTATCAGCCATTTACGACAGCCTCCACGCCCGACACTCGGCCCATAGCATCCCGCACAACCCGCTTAGGCGCGGACATGGACTGCATTGCCTGCTGGACCGTTGCAGCCGCCTGCGCCATGACCTGCGCGGCTTGGGCAATCATCTGCTGCGCTTCTTCCATGCGCTGCGCCTGATCCTGCGCCATCGTGCCAAGCGACTCAGCAACCGCGCCGATCTGCTCTTTGCCGTCGATGTTGACGGTTGCGGCAGATACCGCGCCCTGCTGCGCCTTCAGTTGAAGCTCGGCGTAGAACTTTTCCCGCTCAAACGCCATTTTCTCGCGCTCAAGCTCCATGTTCATTGCCTGTTCTTCCTGCTTCAGTTGCGTCTCGGCTTGGAACTTCTGCGCGTCGGCCTGCTGCTCCATCTGCAATTTCTGCATTTCCGGGTCCGGCTTTTCCTCTTGCTGCTGCGGCGGGTTTTGCTCCGGATCGGTCCAGAATTCCTCGACCGCCTTAAAGCCCGCGTTCTCCGTGATCTTGGCCTGCACGTTGTAGACGTTCTTGAGCGTGACAATCGTGTCCAGTCCGCCCATCTGGATAGCCTGCTGTTGCGCCATGGCGATGCTTTGCAAATGGATCAACTGCTGATCCTTGTTGCCCGTGCCAAGGCCGACGGCCACGCTCAAGTCGTACTCATTGGCCCACTCGCGCGGGTCGTACTCAATCCACTTGTCGCGCAGCTTGATCGCCTCGCGCTTCATGCCGTACTTCGTCTGGCAGTGGAGCATCAGCCGGAACATGTCTTTCATGCCCTCGGCAAAGATGCGGGCGATTAGCTCGATCCGCTGCTGTGCCGCCGTCATGATCTGCGTGATGCCGGAAGCCGTCTTGTTCAGGCTGTTGGCGTCCAGACCTTGGTTGTAACGCGTGACGCCCGTCCGGTTCTCCCGGATTACGTCCACGTACTCAAGGACGTTCAGGCCCTCTTTTGCCACGAATGGAACGGTCAGCGGGCGAATTGCACCCGCGACGTACTCACGCACGACGCCGCCAACGCGCACGTTCAGGAGGTCGTCAAGGTTGGCCTGCACGCTGCCATCCGAGCCCGCCAGCACCGCATTGCGCGGGTTGTTGGTCAGGTAGATGTTGTCCAGCACCTGCCGCCACAGCGTCGTCTTGAGGAATTGCAAGTCCTCGACCAGTTCGGCAATCGAGCGCCCGTAATGGCGATGCGGCATGACAATCGGGGTAATAGCCGAGAACGGGATAAGGTCCGCTTCCTCGTTCTCCAACACCTTGTTGCCAGCGGTCAGAATGCGCCGGAGTTCTGCAACGCCGTCCCCGTCGTAGTCCACCAGCATGTACGCTTCCGACACCCACACGCGCCGTAGCGTCTTGTCGATGTGGTCTGCCTCGCGTTCTTCCGTGTCGTAACGGTCGCGAGCGTCGGTCTCGGGGAAGTAGTCGTAGTCGTCCGTGCCGCCGATGCCCTCGACGTCATGGCCCATTTCCGTCAACTCGGAAACGGTCATAAGCCGCCGATGGGAGACAAACTCGCAGCCTTCCAGGCTCATCGAGCGATGATTGCGCGCGATCAGCATTTCCTCGGGCGGCACAACTGCCACGCACACTTGCGAGCCGTCGCGTTCGACCTCGATCTGCACGTCGTAGACCGGGCCGAATTCGGACATGGCCTCGGTCGTGCCGATGATCTTGACCTTGCTGTCTTGCGTGAGCATCGAAACCTGATCGATGGTCAGCGCTTGATACGTCTCGCGCCGCTTCTTGGTCGTCTTGTCCCACCAGACCTTGACGTAGCCATTTTTCGTCATCAGGGCATCGGTGAACCAGTCCTGCAAAATGAAGAACCCGTTATTCCTCTTCATGAACAGGAAGTTCAGCACGTCGCTAACCTGCTGCGCCGATTCTTCATCCTTCGGGGTCTGCGGCTCAAACTCGACGACGCGATCCGTCGATGAAAATATCTTCATCAGCGACGGCTTGATCCACTCGATGGTATCCGCAACCTCGGACGTGATGTACTGCGAGCGCCCCTCTACCTCGTTGCCGTAGGGTTCTTGGTAGTACGCCTTGATTGCCGACTCGCGCTCCTTGTTGAGGTCGCCATTGCCCCATCCGAGCGCGTTCTTCTCCTGACTCTCAATGATGTTCAGGAGTTCAATGTCGGACAGTTTAGGCATCGGCTTTCTTTGGCAAGGTCAGCGTCTTTGCGGGCTTCTCGGTCTTGGCTTCCAGTGCGGCTAGCCGGGCTTCAATCTCGGCCAGGCGTGCTTTGAGGTCGTTGTACTGCTGCGAGTTCATGCGTATCCCATCTTGGGGTAGGCGATTGGCTTGGGCTTGGCTACAGCCCGCTCTGCAACCGCCAGATAGCGGAACGCATCGGCCCCATGTGACGCCCAATCGTGCAAGGGCGTCGGCTTTGCCATGTCAAGGCGCTGATTCCAGTCCCACCTGTAGTGCCGCAGACAGTTGATACCGTCGGCGCACTTGTCCTTGTCGAAGTAGCACTTAAGCAACAAGTTGCGGGCAGCGGCAATGCCATCTTCCAGGCTCAACTTAGGCGCGATGTCGAAGCAAATACCAAGCGACTGCGCGATTTCCAGCCGACTGCGGCCGCTGCCTAGCTCGCGGACATTGATGTCGTGCGGCGCTACGTGCCGGTTGTAGTGATAGCCGCGCGTCTTGATGACTTCCGCGTAATGCGGCAGACCTACGCCCGTTGCCTCGTAATAGTCGATCAAGCGCACTTCGTTGTTGACGTGCTGCGCAAACCATATCGCTGTGCTGTCGCCCACGCCCAAGTCCCAATAGGTCGAGACCAGCACGCTAGGCTCATACGGAACCCTGCCGATACGCTCCTGCGAGCCCGCAAGCTGCATTTCGCGGGCGTAGATTGCGCCATCGACGGTCGGGCGGCACTCGCCTTCCCAGATGTTCAGGTAGGCGACGGGATCGCGGTCCTTGAGATACAGCCGCTCCTGCTCCAGCACGGCCGGGAACCACGGATTAGCGTCCCAATTGACCTTTTGCACCCAACTATCAGCGGGCGGGTTTGACACGAAACGTTTGTACGTCTCGTCAGTGTCTAGCTCAGGGTTGAACGTCACCCATATCTCGCTGCCCGGCTTGCGGATCGTCGGGATCAGCACTTCCCAACTGCGGCGCGTCACGACCTGGGCTTCCTCAACCCAGACGCGGTCAAAGCCCTCGAAAGACTTGATGTTGGTAATGCCCTGCTGCCGCAGGCCGGCAAAGGCAAACTCGCTGCCATTGCGCCCGAGGATGCGCTGCTCTTGAACAACGAATTCCGTATCTAGCCCTAGAGCGGCGATCTGAACCTTTAGCAGTTCATGGACCGACTCGTTGATGGACTTCTGCGTTTCGCGAGCGCACAGGACGCGGAGCGGTTCAAGGTAGGCTTGCAGCACCAGCGCCCGGGCAGCAGCCCACGACTTCCCCGATCCCCTGCCGCCATACATCACCTTGTAGCGTCGAGGCTCCATTAAAGGAGCAAACTCGGCGCTAAGTTGGAGCCGTATCTCGCGCACGTTCGGTAGTGACGTACTCGACCACTACCTTTGTTTGAACAGGCGCGCCGTCAATGCCGCCGAGTTCCACGCCCTGAACGGCCTTGCCGTCAATGCGGTCGCCCAATTCCTTGATAGCCGAAAGGTCGCCCTCATCGCACAGGACAAGCAGCTTTTCAGCCAGCGTATCTAGCGCCTCGATGCCCTCTGCCCGCGAACGCTTTTCCAGCGCGCGGTTGATTGCATCCCGCCACCGTTTGCCTTTCGTGGGATTCGTGTTACCGATTGTCCCTGGCATTTCGTTAAACCTCTAAGTGTTTGATGCGAAACCTTCTCATTTGCGTTAACCGCAGCGATTCGCACGCTCCAAAACGGTGCGCCACTCATCCGCCCCTTCGTCCTGGCTGTAGTGCCCACCATCAAGCGTCGGCACGCCCAGCGTCCAGTGCATCAGCTTCGCATCGGGATTGGCGACACCTTCACGGACTAAATGATTCCAGTCCGCAGGCAGTCCACCCACAAACGATTCCTTGAGCCATTCAAAGCGGTGTAGCTGCTGCGGAGTCGCCCCCGCGACAAACTCCGGATCAAGCACCCGGTTAGCCCTGTGCTGGCAGTTCCAAAGCATCAGGCTCGACCAGTTTTTCCGGGGATAGTCGAGGTTGTCCGACTCCATCGCGCTGCCGACGTACTTGCGCGGAAACCGTGTTGCGTAGTCATGCTGGACAACCTGCACGGCGCAATAGCTGTCCTTGAGCCCTAGCAGCGCATACGGATCGGCCCGCCACAGCATGTCGCTGTCGCAGAAGATCGCCCATCCCTGCCAGTGCTGTAGATCGGGCACCAGGAACCGGCACCTGTGAAACGCGTTGGTCCCGCCGCCCTGACTGGTCAGCTTGTCGTTAAGCGGGATGATCTGAACCGGCCCACTCGCCTGCTCGATGATGGATTGAGCGCAGATATGCCATGCCTGCGCCTCTCGGCTGTCGTAGCCGATGTAGATTGGGAGGATGGTTCGCTCCAAAAGGAAAGCCCCACCTGACTGCGGCGGGGCTTATTTTTTCGACACGCCCGCCTCCCAACAGGGAAGCGAAGCGCGACAACTCAGCGACCCGCCAACGCTAGCAGGTTTCAACGCCAATTGCAACCGTTGATCGTAGATTGTTTAGCACCATCTGGCGTGCGCGGTGCAGATGCGCGCCAACCTCATCCCGGCGCATTACCAACTGCCTGCGTATAGTCCCCGGCGCAACGCGTGCCACGTAATGCAGCCGGATTAGATTGAGGTACATCACCGGCAGCTTGAGCACCGCCCGATCAATCGCCAACATGTCCTTAGCCTGCGGCTGCGGCATCATCTCCTCCATCGTCGGATAGTGCCACTGCCGCCAAGGTGCGTCGTAGCTGCCCTCTGCCGATCCGCACGCCGACTTGAAACCGCCGCGCCTGCGTTGTGACCAGCGGCCCCAGGCGTCAAGGTCGGCATCGATTTGGGCGTGTTCGGGCGGGATTTCGGTCATGCGGGCTCTCTAGGCAGGAATTCGCTGCAAACCTGCACCGTCTCATTCAACGGCCTCCCATCCGCCCCTATCGCCCTCTGATGCTTGTACGGCGGCTGCGGATACTTCTCCGCATGCTCGACCGACTTGCGCTCAAGGAACCGGCGACAGTCGAGTTTCTGTGTACATGCGCCACCGCCACAGGTGCAGATGGGCGAGTCGGTGCGGGGGGTCCAGTAGGTCATGGAAGCAACTCCAACTCTTTCAGGTCGCGGAGTTCTTCGAGACGGCGGCGGGCGGCGTTCTCTGCCCCATGCCCAGCGCATGTCTTTTGCAGAAAGCGCGTCGAGTTGTGCGTGGACCGGCAGTACCGGCAGTGCGAGGTTTTCGCGTCCTTGTACCTAACGTCGTCCGCGAATTCCTCTTTCGCGCGCATTTCGTTGCATTTTGTGCAGCGGCGCCACGGCTTGAACGGCTTGCCCATGAAAGACAGTTTCACGCCGCCCTCTCTTTCCTAACCTTCGCCCTAGCCGCCTTCAACTCTCGCGTGCGCTGGCCCAATCGCTCCGCCAGCGAATTTGCCTGCTGGTTGGCCTGCGCTGCCACGCCTCGAAACGCGATGATTCGCGCCACCGCGTCATCCCGCTCTTGCCTTGCCTGCCGCAACTCCCGCCGCAACGCAAACAACTCCGGCTGCAACGTCTCGCGGAGGCGGCCCCATTGGGTGGTTAGCCATGCGTGGAGGGTCATTTGGGCTCCCACAATTTGCCTTTCTTGCCGCAACCGGAAAACCATGCGGCGCGCTCGCGCTCGCTGGTGCAGGAAGTGGACGCCGAACGTTCATTTCTGCCCGCTAGTGCGTAGTTGTCCTCCGCGTTCACGATGGGATGAAAGCAGCGCAACTCCCAACCGGACTTGGGGGCCGGTTTGGAATGCTTGCAGTCCTTACAAAATGCCGGAAATGGTTTCTTCATATCGCCCCCACCGCCTCAAGTGCCTCACCCACCGACGCCACCACGACTACGACGCCAGCCCGTTTTGCATCTGCCCACACGTCATGCCAAAGCTGTTCATCCTCAGTTAGTGCCCGCTTTGACGGCGGTTTAGTCCCGTCCTTGATTTCCATGAACATCAGCCGTCCCCGATTCGGCGTCCATGCCACGATGTCCGGGCACCCTTGCCCAACCATGTGCAACGGCTGGACGCGGCATCCGACCTTGCGCAAGGCTTCGACGATGGCGGGCTGGTTGGCGTCGATGCGGGCGGCGCGTCTCATTGCTAATTTCCCGCCTTTCGACTTTCGTATCGAGACGAATCTTTGGCGTTTTCTACGGCGTTCAATGCGCGCCATGTGCCAATCAGAATCAGCGAGTTAGGCGAAATCTCTATCGGTTCTGGATGCCCAGACACCAAACTCCACACGCGCTGATTCATTTCAAAGATCGCCCATATTGCTGCGCGCATACGCTCGGGCGTTACTTCGTCCGCATGCGGGCTTCCGTCGTTTGGGTCCTGAGCAAGCACCTCCATGAGACCCATCGCGGTCGCCAGCAAATCTATCGCTTCGTCTCTTGGGCTCATTCCTCATCCCTCCCCACAACCTCCGGCCAAATCGCAATAGCGACCAACGCCCCTACGAAGCCGCACACGGCGAACAGCACTCCGGCGTATAGGGCAGCGTCAGTCCAGGTCATTGCGGGGCTTCTGAGTAATCTGGCGGGCTGTCTCGTTGTTGTTCCAGATTTGCCACCACATGTTTTTTGCTACCGCGTCCGCTTGCGCCTGCGGCATGCCATGACACATCAGCATGCCGGACCGCTCGGCTATCCATTCCTCGCGGTGCAGTTCGTAGTCGGTCATGTCAGTCTCCGGCGTCCTCAATGACGGCATGAAGCAAGCGCAGTTGCGCCTGCAAGTACGCTTCCGGTGCTGTCTGGGCCGCAAACCAAAGCCCCTCGTCCTCCGCTTGCTTGTCAACGAGCGCACGCAGTCGGCTCAGTTGTTCTTCCGCCTTATCGGCAATGTCGATGGCCGCAAACTTTTGCATTTGCTGTTCGATAGCCGTTGCAGACCACGATTTGTATTTCGCATCAGATTCAGCAAGTTTTTCAGTCAAAGCAGCGTTTGCTTCCAGCAACTTTGCATCCGCCAAAGTTTCCCAATTGATCGGCGCTCCACAGTCCGTGCATTCTTCGCGGTGCAGTTCGTGGTCCGTCACGCCGCCTCCCTGTTCTGCCTCTTAGCCGCCACCACATCCCGCCAAAGCCCCTCGGCAGCATCCCTTCCGCGCGCCTTGACCCATACCTCGCACACGCGTTTCAGTTCCTCGGCATCCGCACGGGCGGCGAGGTTGGCGACGACGTTGGGATAGGTGGCGGCTTCCCAGGCGGCAATTTTGTGGGCGGGGACTTTCATGCGGGCACTCGCATCGGCGCTCCGACGTTAGCCAGATCGACCAGACAGCCGCCCTTCACCGTCGGCTTTTCAATCCACTGCTGGCAATAGCCGACGTACCAGAGTTTGAGCGCGCCAGTCCACGCCGACCCGTGCCGCTGTTTGTCGATCACTAGCAGCGTGTCCGGTTCATCCTCGCTCACGTCCTCGCCTGCCGCCGCCTTGCGTTCCTTCGCCTCGTTGCGCACGACGACCACAACGTTATCCGCAAGGTCCGAAATCGTCCCGGTTCCCTTCACGTCATACCGGCTGGTTTCGCCACGGTTTGCCGCATTGGCAGGCTTGCGCGAGTGGGCAACAAGGTGGATATGCGCCCCGGTGTCATGCTTGAAGCTGCAAAGCTGGTCAATGGCCTGCTTCTGCGCGTCGTAATCTGTTTCGCCGGTTCCAAGCCGCATCAGCGAGTCGATCACGATGTGCGTAACGCCTAGCTCGGCAACGGCCCATCGCATCGCGGGCATGAGTTTAGCCAGCGTCATCGAGCCTACGTAGTCGTACAGCCAAACGCGATCCTCGGCCCAGGTAAGCAGCGCATCGACATGGCGCGCGGTCGGCTCATAGGTGCGCGCAAACTGCCGTAGCGCCCGGTCGATAGTGTCGGTCGGCTTCATTTCCAGCGACACGATCAGCACCTTTTCGCCTTGGGCGGCAAGTGCCATCGTCACCATGTTCAGGAGCGCCGACTTGCCTGCCCGGTTCTCTCCGGCCCAAATCGTCAACTCCGACGGGCGCAGGCGGAACAGGGAATCAGCCTTCGACCACGGCAGCACCTTGCCGCGTTGAGCAGGCGGGCACAGAAGCATCTGCACGACTTCATCGCGCCACTGGCCCATCGGCTTGACCAGTTGCCGCAGTTCTTCGTCCCGCTCAAAAAGCGAGAAGTCCATCGTATCGGGAATCAGGCGCATGCCGTTTCTTCCTCAAGCCAGTCCATCAGGAACTTCTGCGATGCGATCTTGGCGACTCGGTAGCAGTGAGCGCCCTCGATGATTTCGGCATCGGCAGGCTTTGCCGCTACGATCATTTCCAGCCACGGCTTAGACCGCTTGCCGGTCAGCAGCGCAAGCACGGTAAGCCCGCGCAGTGCCACCAAGTTGTGCGGCTGCTCGTTACGGATTCGCAGCACGCAGCACCCGCCTTTCGGGCCGACAACCGTAGCCTTAAAGCTCGGGAATCGGTCACGGACAATCTCGCGCCACTGGTACTCGATCACTTCGGAATCGGTCAGCAGGACGGCGGTATCCGGCCGGAAATTGCGGCTGCGGATGTCCAGAAGATCGGCATATCCGTCGATGCGCGGGCTCATACGGCGGCAACCCCAAAGTTTGCAGCGCGGACCGGCGCTCCCGGCTTCGTCCGGCACCCCTGCCAATCGCCACGGACGCAGTTGGCAAAAGCCGCATTGTGGTCGGCGTACAGGTAGCCTTTCGCCTTGCACTGGTCGAGGAAAACGCCCAGGCAACGGCGGATGTCCGCCTCTCCCATGCCTAGCTCGGTTTGCAGCCGAGAGACGGTAGCCGGGGACGGTTCGAAGTCCTCCGGCACCGGCACCTTGGCCTTGGCTCGCTTGGGTTTCGCAGACGAATCCGGCGGCGCAGCCCCGGAAGCCGTTAACTCTGATTCTGATTCTGATTCTGATTCTGTATTTCGAAACGGTTCGGAAAGGGTTCCGGAAGGGTTCTGGTTCACTGACCCTTCAATTGCGAGCAAAGGCCCGCAAACCCGCATGAAATCTAGCTTCCAGCCACATTCGTCCGGCACCTGTAGGGCCGCTTTCTGTGCACCTTTGCGCTGGTTTGGGTTCTCGGGCGGATTCCAGTCCAGATGCTTGCGAATCCATACCCATTTCGTGGTTTCGCAACGGTTCGCGAAACCCTTAGACAACAGTTCCGTAAACCCTTCCGAAACCCTTTCCGCAGGCCACTGCAAGTCTTCACAGGCGTAGCCGTCGGGAATGCGGAACACGCCCGCGCTCGTCGCGTGCGGGCACGTCATCAGATACAGCGCCATCGTCCGCCCGTCCTCAGACAGCGAACGCATGTCAGACGATGACCAGAAACAGGAAAAGACGCGGCCGTAATCTCTCACCGTGCAAACTCCGGTACATTGACGTAGGCGCACTTTGCCACCGCGCATGCGTCAACTACTGGCCCAGAAAGATGCTGCGAAACTGAAGACTGCCGCACTGCGTATCGCGCTCGTTTTTCTGCGTTAATGCGGTCCTTCATAGACTGACGCCGCCTACGCTGCGCAACTCTCATGCGCTCTTTGGCGCGCTCAAGGGCAATGCCTGGCGGAAGCCTGCGAGCTTCGGCCGAAGCGGCGCATGCTATGCGCGCCTGCTCTTGCCGACTCTTGTACGTACCTGCGGCAATGCGCTCCTGCCGCTCGCGTTCGCGCCGCGCAGCCATGCGCTCACGGCTAGCTTTGCGAATCTGCGCAGGGGTCCGACGGCGCTTCTTTGGTTTTGTCTCTACCTGCGCTGGTGCGCGCCTCATGGGATCAACGTCCGCCCGAATCACCACCAATGTCGGGCGCAGGCGTACTGTCGGCGCGGGTTGAAACAGATCAAGCATTTCCAGCCTTCCTGGCCTTAGCCCGCGCCATCTTTTCCCGCCGCTGCTCTAGCGTCATGCGCTCATAGGTTCTGCGCGCCCGCTCCCTAGCTGCCTCGCGGAAAGCCTCGTCGTTTGCGTACTGCTGCTGATGCCAGTCACGTGCGCGCGCTTTCTTGGCCTCGGACTTGCCGCGCTTGGCCTCGAAATCCTCGCGGGCACGCTCTTGAGCAGGCGCAATCACACGAAATTCCGGATCGGCAATGCCCCATGCGTCAAGCAGGCGCACGATCCGGCCGCGCTTGTGCTGCACCTTCGGCGGCTGGAACAGGTCAAGCATCACGCAGCCTCAGAATAAAAGCCCCCGGCCCGAAGGCCGAGGAAAGCCCGTGCCGGGAGGAGGTCGGCGCGGGAGGGGATCATGTAGACGCCTTTGCACGCTTCG